CGGGGATGAAGCCGTCGGGCAGACCCGCTCCGCCCTGGTCGCCTACCCGCATCGACTCCGCGAGCCGGGCGGCCTTCTCGATGTCCGCCTCGGTCGCGCCGGGCGGGGCCTTCACGAACGGGATCCCGGTGCCGAAGCGCCGGGAGCTGATCCCGAGGACGCGCCACATATCGTGCTTGAGCAGCCAGGGACCGTAGGCCTCGCGCAGCATCGACGTACCGGCCCAGTTCGCGCCCTCCCGGTCGTGGGCGTACCAGAGCAGGTTGCGGGCCGGGATCAGGCGGTCGTCGCCGTGCTGGTAGATCCCCTTGAGCGTCCCGTCGTCGTTGACCTGGATATCCGCGATCGTCTGCGGCAGGCGCTCCGCGACGCTGGTCAGCCGCCAGCGCTGCTCGCCGGTGTCCGCCCCGGAGATCTCCCCGGCGTAGACGAAGGGCATGTGCCCGTAGACCAGCTCCAGCAGCGCGAGACGGAGGTGCTCCTTCCAGAGCACGCCGCGACGACGGAAGCCGGAGCGGCGGTCCTCCTTGCCGAGAACCGGCAGGCCCCAGGCGTCGGCGCAGAACTCCGCGACCTCCGAGCGGCAGCCGGCGGGATCGATCGCCCAGTGCGCGGCCCGCAGCGGCAGGATGTACGCGTTCAGGGTCGCGGCGATCTGGGGGTCGCGGCGCATCTTCGAGTAGGTCGAGAGGTTCTGCGGCCACTGAAGATCGAGGACCGTCTCCTGGGCATCAACGGCGGCGGTGCCGTAAATCCCGGAGTCGACCATGTAGCCCGGCGCGACGCGGGGGCCATCGGAGAGCGGCACTCGGGCTCCTTCCTGGGTCCGGGTATGGGGCAGCCCCCCGGCCGGAGGAACCGAGGGGCTGCGTAGAGGGCGCGGCAGGAGCTACGGGTTGCGGCGGAGGCCCGCCGGTAGCGGAGTCCCGAGCGCGAGGTGCAGGGCGAGGCTGAGCAGGCCGGCCAGCATCAGCGTGGAGACGAAGTCCCCGGCCGTGTCGAGCACGTCGAGCAGCAGGCCGACCCCGAAGAGGATGGCGGCGATGATGGCGAACATGAAAACCACTACCAATCTGCGGTGTTGAGGTCCGGCACCGTGCCGGTTCCGACGTTGCTGACGTAGGCCTCCTGCGCAGGGTCGAGCCGGCGGCCCTGCTCCCGGGGAGTCGGCTTGTCCTCCGGCTCCAGCCAGTGCGCGGCCATCACGCGGGCGGCGTACGCGAGCGTGTCCACCCGGTCGTCGTGCTCCCCGGTCGGGAACTCCGCGAGCTCGGCAATCCAGTCGCCCAGCCACTCGGCTCCGGCGGGGAACCAGACCCGGCCCGCGCGCACCCGGTTCGTCGCCGGGATCGCTCGCGTGATCTTGTCCTTGTCCGGCGTCAGCGGCCGGACCCGCAGGCCCGCCCGGGTCGCGTCGATCACGAGGGTCGAGCCGATGAAGCCCTTCTCGACGTAGACATCGGGGGCGGCCCAGCGCTCCGCGAGCGGGCGCACCATCTTGAAGTGGTCGGCCTCCTCCAGGCGCTGCCGGTCCTGATCGAGCAGCAGTAGCAGGCCGTCATCGGTCAGGCCCCAGACGGCGGCGACCGACCAGTCTGCGGAGGTCTTCGTGCTGGCCGCGAGGTCGATGGTCAGGAAGCGCCGCATGTCGCTGACGTAGCGGAACTCCTCGCCCTCCTGCCCGAGGCGGATGCGCATACCGCCGAGCTCCTCGGCGGTGCGCTGCCGGTCAGAGCGGGCGGCGTACCAGTACCGGAAGTCGTTCTTGCGGAAGAGGTTGCCCTCGGCGGCGACCGGGTTTTGTGCGTAGACCGAGCGCCAGACGTAGGCGCTGCGCAGGTCCCGCAGCTTGAAGAACCAGCCCGGCGGCCGGTCCTGGACGCTGATCAGTTCGCCGTTCGGGTTGTATACCGAAGCCCCGTCGTTGCCCCGGACCAGGGGGACACCGTCCTCGCGGATCGCCGGGATCCGGAGGACCTTCCACTCCCCCGGCTCCTCCTTCAGGAGGCGGCCGGCCAGGTCGTCGGAGTGCCAGCGGGTCATCATCAGCACGACCCGGAAACGCGAGCTCGCGCGGGTCATGGCGTTCGACTCCCACCAGTCCCAGGCCCGGTCGCGGTAGGTCCGGCTCTCGGCCTCGGCGCGGCCCTCGATCGGGTCGTCGATGATCAGCTCATCAACAGCCTCACCGGTGATGCCACCCGCGATTCCGACCGCCAGCACCTTGCCGCCGGCCGTGGTCTCGAAGCGGTCGGCCGCCCGGCTCCCGGCCTCCAGGGTGATGCCGAGCTCCGGGTGCTTCTCGATCATGCGTCGCAGCCACTTGCCCCAGCGCAGGGCCTTCTGCTGGTTGTAGCTCACGATCGCGATCCGCAGGCTCGGGTCGGCCGCGAGACGCCAGAGCGGGTACCAGCAGGCGGTCCGGGTCGACTTCCCCTCCTGCGGCGGGCAGAAGATCATCAGCCGGTCGGTCGTGCCGGCGGCGACTGCGGCGAGCTCGGCATCGATCGCTTCGAGCGCGGGTGTCTGCTTCGTGTTGTGCGGTGCGATCGCCAGGGCGAAGATCCCCGGCGTCGGGTAGCGCGTCAGGAAGGTCGCGCGCTCCTGCTCGGCCTCACGGCGTTGCAGGTCCCTCAGGAAGAGCAGCTTGCGCAGGAGCAGAAGATCCCCATCCGGGTTCGATGAGGTCGTCGGGAACGGGGAGCCCGAGGGACTCCGCGAGCTCGCTGATCTTGAGGTTGAGTGCGTCATGCGTGAACACCTCGTGCTGGATGGGGGCATTGAGCCCCAGGATCCGGGCGCGGGTCTCAACGTTGCGGCGCATGGCCTCCAGGTACTTCAGCTTGGTCTCCGGCGCGGTCGCGGAGCTCAACGCGATCGTCGAGAGCTCTAGGAGCATCCGGTCGAGCCGGGCGATCTCCAGCGCGCGCAGGGCGTCCGCGTTGGTCGCGATGTCCTGTGCGGTCCGGGCGAGCGCCCGCTGCACGGCCTTGTACGCCCCGCTCTTATTCGCGTACCCGGCGGCGGTGGCGGCCTGCTCGTAGGTCATCCCGCGCAGTACGGCCTGGACGGCGAGGTTCTCCTTCCTCGCCTCATCGAGGAGGGCCTGCGGGGTCTCCTGCTTGAGCTTCCCCCTGCCTTGCCCGGGTCGGTTGCCGCCGGGGGAGGTGCGGGCGGGGGAGGTCACGCGACACCGTCCTGCGGTGCGGCGAAGGCCCCGACCAGCACCCAGGAGTGCCAGCGGAAGAGCACCTCGGGGGCGTACCAGCCGCCGGAGCGGATGCGGCTCATCAGCGCCGGCAGAGAGTCGGGGCAGAGCACGCCGCGTAGCGCGAGCTCCTTCGCCCGGATCGCCTGGTCGGTGATCCCGTGGTCGGCCTTCCAGTCATGGCTCAGGGAGTGCGCGATCTCGGCCCAGCGGGAGTCGACCGGGCGGACCTTCTCCGCGACCAGGAGAGCGCCGGTCGAGGCGGAGGCCTCACGGGCTGCGCGGAGCACCGGGACGCGGTCGCCCCACGGGAGGAACTGGAGCAGGAAGAGCATCAGCGAGAGATCCGCACCGTAGTGCTGGAGCGGCTCCTGCACCCGCTGGGCGTGGTACTCGACCCGTCCGGAGGCGACGGGGCCGGCCATCTCGTTGCCCGCGTCGAGCTTCGTGATCGCCCGCGCCAGCATCGAGGGGGCCTCGTCGTAGAGGACCGCGCGGAGCTCCCGCTCCGGGTGCCGGCGGAGCAGCAGGTCGACGGTCGTGCCGGTCGACGCGCCGAAGTCCGCGATCAGGGAGCCGGTCGGCAGCAGCCAGTCCGAGGCGCGGGTGACCGCGTCCTGGATGATCTCGTAGTGCGGCACGCTCTGCCTGACGTGGTCGTCGAAGACCGCAGCGACGCCGGGGGTGAACTCCCAGCGGCCGGCGTCGAACTGCTCGGCTACGTCCGGGCGGGTCGTGAAGGCGTCACCGGCCGTGGCCGGAGGCACGTCGGTGTAGTCGGCCATCAGAGCGTCTCCAGGATCTTCGTGCGCACGGCGTGCGCGATGTGCTGCATCATCACCGGCGGTACCGCGCGGCCGAGGCGTTCCCAGCGCTGCTCGTACGTGCCGGTCAGGACGAAGTCGTCGGGGAAGCCGCAGATCCGCCGGAGCTCCCCGAGGGTGAACCGGCGGGCGATCGCTCCGGGGGTCGTCGCGTACTGCGCGGCCGAGGG